TCATTGCTGAGAGAAGTATCTAGGCGATGTAACTCAAAAAATTAGTATAAGCTACTTGTTTCCACACAAGCCCTTAATTGAGCGGTTACTCTGTCCATCTCATTTATTCAAAGTCTGTGTGCAGTGAGATTCTGCCTATCAGAGCCTGCGAGGGTATTTTTAATCCTCACGCTAACGGTTTTCTGCCACCGGATCTCTATCGCTAATCAAACGCTATTTTAACGAAAATAGTAACGGGATTCTTTTAATATGTCTTATTATAACACCTTAACACACTTGTGTCAAGCATTATTTTTGGAACCTGGGGTCAGATTCGAACTGACGATCTTACGGATTTGCAATCCGTTGCATTTGACCACTCTGCCACCCAGGCGTAACCATTAATTTGTGATCTGCACTATCTAGCTAACTCAACAGCTTTACGATCGATTACTGTTTATTGTTATGCTTACATAACGCATGATCTGTGCCTCTGAGCCTGCAGATCACAAATTAATGGCGTCCCGTACCAGATTCGAACTGGTGTACTTACCGTGAAAGGGTAATGTCCTAGGCCTCTAGACGAACGGGACAATTGGTATCCAGTAGAGGTAACGCTCCTCTGTCTTTCGATTATCAGTCGAGTGCTCTACTATTGAGCTAACCGGATACAATGGTATGCTAATTTATTAAAGAACTTAGCTTAAATAACGATCTATTTAAACTATATTATAACATCTTTTAATACCCTTGTCAAGCAAAGGGGTATTAAAGCATGCCACAAAAGGAAAACCCTCGGACTGTTGGAGTGCCGAGGGTTCTAAGATAAACTTGTATGAAAAATTTAAATTTTAACCCTGGAGCACACTCCATGAATTTTTGTCTGCAAAGCGCTCTGACATTCTAATATAAGAAGTCGGTTCTTGATGCTGACAGAAAAGGTTAAAATTATTTCCCATAAAAATATTTATACATCTCGGCACCAAACTAGTGGTGCTTTGTTAAAATTACATTGGCGCGTCTTCCAACTCAGCCAATTGCTTCAATTCTTCAAGTTCGAGGTCATCATCAACAACCTTTGCCTTGACTACTTTAGGTGCTGCTACTTTCTTAGGAGCAACTGCCTTTGTCTTTACTGGTGCTGCTTTAGCTTTTACCTTGACTGGCTTGCTAATAACTGTACCTTGTTTCTTTCCCATTGTCTCAGTAATGAGAGGTGCCCATTGTTTGAAGATACCGCCTACATCAAGAAGATGTTGGCATGCTTCTGCTTTGGTCATTGCCTTAGGCAACTCAATTAACTCAAGAGGTGAGTGACCACCCTTAGACAAGAGTTTAACGCGTGATGCCAAGTCATTAGCAAAACGAACTTTTGTGACGCCATACTGTGTGGAAACGCCGACTACTGTGAATGTACTCATAATAAAGATCCTTCAAAAAATGTAAAAATTAACAACTTCACAATTCATATTATATAGCCTTTCGACTACCTTGTCAAGCATTTTGGATAAATTCTTTAACTTTATTTGCATGCTTGCAAGTCCTGCGGAATTGAAATCCTACACAACTGCAGGAAACAATACCATTATCCGAAACGACATTATAGATATGCCCTTTCGATTTAGATTTAACTTTGAATATCCGAGTTTCTACTCGATTATCCGGAAAATCAAATCCAACGATAAATCGCTTATTAATATGAGATGTAGGATATTCTGGATTACCTGTATATACAGAGACATAATCATTATCTAACCATTTAGGATTATTAACGACTTTGCCCTTGAATATATTATACTGATATTCTTCACCTAATATATTCGACTTCCATCGAGTTTGAATCTCGACTTCTGCACCGATTGAAAAGTTCTTTATCATGTGCTTATTATAACAGAAAAAAGAACCCGAGTCAAATGCTCGGGTTCTAAGTGTTGTTCTAGTACAACGGATTAAATTTGCTTAAAAATTAAGCATTTTCCTTTTCGATAATTCCTTCTGCTTCAAAAAAGTCGATTGCGTCATCTACGCCTTTATTGTGTCCCCATTTGTAGCATGCAAAGCAAGCTGCTAACATTAATCCTATTTGTATTAAATCATATAGAGTGAATGTAATATTTTCCATGTATCGCTCCTTTTGTAATTATTCTTTTGTCAACTCCTCTGCGAACCAATCTGCGTGTTTCTGTCTTAGATTTTTGAACTGGTCATGTTCCACTAGGAATTTTGCAACAAGACTGTTTTCCAAACCATAGGCTTCTATTTCCCAGGGTTGATCCCAGTAAGAAGTATCATCATCATACTTCTCGCCAAACCATAATGTAATATACTTATCTTTTTTAAACTTATCTTTAGCTTCGCCTTTGGCATGCTGTTTCACATGAACCATTTCATGTGCGAGCACTTTGAACATATTAATCTTTTTTCGTGTTCTTAATAGTTCAATATTAAATTCTCTTGGATTGCCATCTCGATCAATTTCGTAATCACAAAAGCCTCCGGCATCTAGCTTATCACGTACAATAATTTTAATAGATATGTTTTTAGACAATTGAGGGGACATTAAATTCTTGGCAAATGATTCGGCTGCTAATTTTAACAAATATACTAGCGTTCTATCTCTTGCATTTCTTACGGAAACAATCATTTTTGTCCTCCTCTAATTTTATTTATACCTAATATATTTCCTTAAGTCCAAAGCGATTGTCTAATTTTAATGAGGCGAATCAACATTGCTTCATCCTCTGCCATATACTCTGCTTCAATTTTATGAGATAGATCTAAAGCATCCATACATTCTTTTCGTTCTTCTTCTGTCTCATTCTCATGCCCCCAAAAATCACCTCCAGATTTTAGTCGGCGTTTTTCACAGTATGCAGACCATCCGCTTGCTTCATGTGCATCTGGTCTATTGCGATATACGGTAGTCCACCACAAATAAAGCTCTTTAATTTCTTTTGCAGAAGATGCTTGACTTGTATCCTCCACTTTGCCATTTTCATCCTCATGCGTAAGTGTTGCTGCCCAATCAAGATGCTCTAGACCTGCTTGAGCACTTCGCCATGTTCTCCAACGGAACCAACCTTTAGCATAGAATGGAGGATTATATTTCTTAGTTGCATCGTCATCCCATGCAATGTGTAACCAAGCTGTTTCTACTTCAACAAAATCAACTAACTCGTTAAAGAGACAAGGCAAAAAACGATTACCGACATCGCACCAATTGCCAGGCTTGATGTCACGGGGATGAGCAGTGAGGCTATGAGTGCGAGTAACCCAACGATTGTTAACGTAATATTTTGCATTGTATAATGTATCTATTGGTAAACGAATAAAGGTTTGAATTTTATCAAAGGCTTCTTCTACAATCCAATAACGAATTGGATGAGTTTCTTTTGCATTTTTCTCCCATGTATGCCACCCGCCACTAGTTGCGGATGTAGGCTTTGCTGTGCCTCTAATCCAATCTGCAATTTTTGTGTTTGACCAATATGTTTTCATTTTAGACCTTAATTGACGAGAAGTCTCGTTTGCCTTTACTTATAATATCATTCATATTATAAGTGCTTTTAGGTTGCCTGTCAACCCTATCAATATCCAAATTAGCATCGCTAAGACCCTTTTGAGCAGATTGTTCTAAATCATATAGCTTCATCTTAGCTCTATCCACGCCAATCATAAATCGTTTATTCGCTGTTGGATCATTATATCTATTCTTCAATTGCTTAACCATAAGCTGATTCAATTGCTCAAGTTCTTCAGTCGAAATCAAAGCAAACATAAAGTCAACTGTTGCAGGCAAACCAAAAGATTCAGATGTATCTGTAAGTTCAACGTCTGTGTTACCATAACCACCTCGAGTTGTCTGTGTAGCGGATAAAATAGGCACATTCTCTTCAACCGCCAACCCACGAAGTTCTTCAGCAATAGACTTAATCAAAGTATAAGAATTAATATTAGACCCTGCTTTGAATCTTGAGCTTGCACAAATATTTAAATAATCAATAATAATCATTGCTGGTTTAAATTGTTTTTTCAATTGCAATTCATTTAACAATGCTTTAAAGTGGCCAACGTGCGCACCAGCTGTAGGATATTCTTTAATAATTAGATTGCCTTCAGTCTTGTTACGAATCTTTTCAATACGAGATTCAAACATAGACTTCGGTAAATCTTTTAATTGATCCATAGTAATGTTCATCAAGTTTGCATCAATACGTTCTGCAATTCTTTCTTCCGCCATCTCAAGAGTAATATACAAAACATTCTTACCTTGAGATAAAGTAGATGCTGCCACGTGACACATAAACAACGATTTACCAACGCCCGTACCTGCAAGAACAACATTCAATGTCTTGTTAGGCAAACCGCCGTTAGTAATTTTGTTAAAATACTCAAGATCAAATGGTGTTCTTGATTCTACACGATGATAAAATTCATATCGAGATTCAGCACTTTGTAAATAATCATGTCCAACATTGTTGTCAAAACACACTCCTAGTGCTTCTTGTAATAATGAAGGGATTCCATCTTCAGACTTTCCTTTGTCTCTACCATCAATAATAGCAATGGATGAGAGGATTGCATTATAAATTGCTTTGTCTTTACAGAACTTCTCTGTTTCTTTATATAACCAATCCCGGTTATGTTCAGTTGGATCAAGTAAATTAACTGTATCTACGATCTCTTTATACTGATCTTCTGTTAGATTTTTATCATTTTGAACAGCAATAACCAAAGCATCTTTGTTTGGTACTGCATTATATAGATCAATAAAATCTTTAATTCTATCGTAAATTATCTTTTCATTGTTGTCAATAAAATACTCCCGTTTTAAGAACGGGATTACTTTTCTCATATACTCATCATCATTAATCAGATTTTGTAGAATTACTTTTTCGATTTTCGAATTCATTAATAGCCTTTGTCAAAACATCATTCACTACCCCATTAAGGGCTTCATTAAAACTATCAGATTGTGTATCTATTTCTTTTCCTTCGGGTTGTTTAAAAACCGTGAAGTCGAGTGCGATTGTCCCGTCATCACTATTTTCCATCGAGAGGGAAGTAATTGCAATGGTTGTTCCGGCAAACTCACCTTCCAAAAGTTCAAAGCCCCATAAATCAGTTTTTTCATTTTGAATTGACCAAGGTTTATACTTCACTGGCATTATCAAACTCCTCATCAATAATTGCTTCATCAAAACTTGTACCTAACATATTTGAACCTGCAATGCGATAGCTGTCTTCGATATAAGTTCTAAACAAATCAGATGTGATAATAGGAATCCAGAATTCTTTAGTGTAAGTATCTTTGAGTCTAAACTTCTTATCAGATACTTCGCCGGTTGCTTTATTAACTGCTGAGTACCAACCGTTAGATGGTTTAATAACAAACCCGCCAGCAATTGCTACATCTAATAGACCAGACCATTTGCTAATACCACCCTCAAACGTTACCTCAACTGGAATCTTAGACTTCTCACGAACAAATCTAGACTTCTCAACATTAACAATGAAGTTATATCCAACAACTTCTGTGCCTTCTTTTTCTTGCTGACGACCAATGATAAAGATGTTATCTGCAGAATAATACAAACCCGTACCACCCGAAACAATTTGTTTAGGGAATAAACCAATTTCAGAATAAGTATGATTAACAACAACCATTGGAATATCTTTAATAGTCAAATGAGGTGTTACCATTCTAAACAACGACTTCATCTGTTTAGCACGAGTCATATCTGCAACAGACTTGCCTTCTAGTGCATCATCAACTTCTTTCTTAGAAGCTAGGTTACCTACAGAGTCAATAACAATAATGATATGCTCACCGCGCTCAATATTATTAACCTGAGACATTAGATCAAATTTTAATTGCTCAATGTCTGTAATAGGTGTATGAAGAATGCGACCTGTATCAATTCCAAAGTTATCAAAGTATGCTTGAGGTGAACCAAACTCTGAATCATAAAATAAAATAACAGCATCGGGATATTTGTCAGTGTATGCTTTAGCAAGCAACAAGGAAAATGCTGTTTTAAAATGCTTAGATGGACCTGCAAATACTGTTAGACCAGGAGTCAATCCACCTTCAAGAGATCCCGACAATGCCACATTCATCATAGGAACCGAAGTCTGAATCATATCCTTCTTTGCAAAGAATTTAGATTTGTTTAGAATTTCGGTTTCTTTAATTGTAGAATTCTTTTTTAATTTTTCAAGTAACGACATAATAACTCCTTAAGTAATTTCAATATTATAATATATTCTAGGCAAAAAGTCTATACTTAATTGCACCAACTTTGTTTGGCTTCACCATAATACTCACGAGCGAATCCATTTGCAATCAATCCAGCACGTAGACTTTGTCCATTAATTAGAATGTCGCCAAGAATACGACCTCCAAACTTGTCCCATCCATAAAGAGTTGCCTGAAACTTGCCGCCTTGTGCTGCTGCTGTAGCAATCGCATTTTTAGTGAAAGCTGATGCTGCTTCTCCTCGCTGAGCTTCGCTAGGGCACATTGCTCTGTGTCCTTTTTCAGGAGTGTCAACGCCAAAGATTCGGACAGCCAATTCTGGTTTGAGCGGCTTGGGTAGAAAGGGCGCGGCGATCACAACTGTGTCGCCATCGCTCACTCGTAAAATTTGTGCGTCATATGTAGCGCCTTGCGGTGTCTTTTGTGCATAAGATGCAAAGCTAAGTGTAGCTAACAAAATAGACAGTAATTTAATTGTTTTCATGCGAATAATCCTTCTAATGTTGCTTGTGGTTTTGCCGACCAACCTACGCCATTTAAAATTGTTGTTAATGGTTCAAGAAATGATTTCTCAAACATAATGTCATAATCTACATACTGCTTCAAATTGAACTCTTCGGGAATAACATTGATAAAGGCAATGCAATTTTCTTTAATCAAGTTTGGTTCTTTCAAGTAAATGAATTTGATCTTATCGCCTTCATTTATAAGTTCATACTTTTTATCGATTTGTTTTTCTTTTAGATAGAAGTTATACAACAGAGCACCTCGAACGTGCATCGGTGTGCCTTGTTTATAAATGCTACCTCTGTCTGTATATTTATCGACTCCGTTTACGCCTCTCGGGAACGCAATTAATTCGGGTGCCATCTTACGATACTTGGATTCGAACTCTCTGATATAATCTTGTAGCTGTTGTTCAGTTCCTGTCAATGCCAATTTAACTGCTGCCTTTAAAGCATCTCGAACAGGTTCGGGGGTAGAAGATCTAACAATCTCCAATCCCATGACCTTTAACTTTGGTTCTTTATATTGAACTCCCTCATTATTATAAACATTCAACGCATATCGTTTCTTAGCAACCCAAATACCTCGATCTGCAATAACCTCACGCTTAAAATAAATCTTTGTTTCAAACGCATTAGTGTAATCAGCAAGTCCGTCGCATGCCTTGTTAATTGCTTTTTCAATCTTCTCATTACAAATTTTATCTAGAATTTCAACAATCTTTTCTTTTGGTTGATCTTTATAGAACTTTTGAACCAATGGATCAAGTGTAATATAACAAGCATCTGTATCTGAATAGAATGAATATACGCGATCTTTTGTACCACATACTTTATTTAAATATTCATCCAATGCTGCGCCGACTGTCTGAATAATATATTGCCCTGACATAGTAATGCCTTCAGCAATGTTAGCATCATAGAATCGGAAAAACTCATTACCCCATGCGCCAAACAACGAGTTCAATTGAATCTTACGAGCCATCTGAAAGTTATTAAACTTCGCAATCTCTTTTTGCCATTTCTTATCTTTTGTCTCTTCATATTTAGATTGAGCGGCCAACATTAGTTTCTTATATTTTTGTCGATCGTCAAATAACTTTTGTACAATCTCAGGAAACAGGCCTTGCTTTTCTCTAGTGTAACAGAACCCATTTGCCGACATACACAAGTTCTTTTCTTTTAGATCATCTAAATTATACTTGTTCTGTAGCAATTGTTCAACAGTAGTACTCTTTGTTTCTCTCTTAACCTGAGTTTCTGGAGATAGATTGTACTGCATAATAATACTTGGATATAGACTTGTTGCATCAAACGATACAACCCAATCATACTGTCCAGGCTTTGGCTCTTGAACAAATGCTCCGACGATTGGTCTACCAGGCAACCCTTCTCGCTGATGAACAACAATATTCTGATTCCACAAATGATTCCACAAGATACAATCCCATGTTCTTACAGCTGAGAATACATCTACATAATTACACTTAGCATCATACGCCATTGTTAGAATCAGCTCAATTAACTTCATCTTATCTTCAAGTTGGTCAACAAGCTCTACGTCAATTACGTTATACTCAACAAACTTTTGCCAATCATTTTTATAGAAGTCTCGAAATGAAGTATATTCTGCATACGATAACTTCTCTTTGCCCAATTCTACTTTGGCAATGTGATCCAACTTATATGATTCTTGCGCCGAGTATGTAAACTTCTTATACAGATCAAGATAGTCTAGAATAGCTACACCTAGGATATCGTATGTAAGTTCTGTACGATTCATACGGGTAAACTCTTTTGCCTTTACTACACCCCAAGGTGATAGCTTGCGAACATACTCATCTCCAAGAATACGGGCAATACGAGAACACAAATATGGAATATCGAAAAACTCTAGATTCCAACCTGTTAGAATGTGAGGACAATTTTCTTGAGTATATAGAACAAACTTCTGTAATAGATCATACTCATCCCTACATTGGATATATGTATGATTCTGTTTGGTTACATTGAAATGCTTTGTTCCGAATGTAGTAAGTTCTTTGGTATTTGCATCTTGAATAGTAATTAATAGTAATGCTTCTTTTGGATCGCGCACATCAGGGAATCCAAGTTCTGCAGATGTCTCAATATCAAGAGACCATATTTTAATTTGCGAAATATCGAACTCTACTTCGCCAGGAAACGTCTTTGTGATATACTGATAAGCATAATTCGTGTTACCGAAGATGGGGAAATTCTCAACTTCTTTATATCGACTGACATAATCTTTGGCGTCATTGATATCTGCGAACTCGATTTCCTCAAGAAAATCTCCGAATAACGACTTATGCTGAGTTTGTTTTTGAGATTTCGTATATAAACTTGGCTTAAATTCAATCTTATCTTGAACCGTTTTGCCGTTATTTACGCCTCGAACTAGAATCCGATTGCCATACTGATTCACGTTTGTATAAAACTTCATTAAAAACTTTCTTAGACATTATAAATAATTGTATCATTATATAGCAAACCCAATGAAATGTCAATAAAATTATTTATTAAGATGACCAAATATAATTAAATAACAATCAAAGGAGATAAAATGTTCAACAAAAAGGCGGCCGCACTGGCACTTTTTGTTATGATGTTTGGTAGCACTTTAGCGCAAACTACAAGTGGAACCTCTAGTACAACAGGGGGAACGACAACGGGGACTACAAGTCTCATAAATCAAGGAACTTACGACAGCAAAACGTTAGTAGACACAAATAGCACTTCAAATAGTGTTAGCACAGTAAATAGTAACAGTACTGCTACAAGCACATCAACTGCTACAAGCAATTCAACAGTAAATAGTACATCTACAAATACTAACAATAACAACAACGCAAGTACTAGCACAAGTACCAATGTTAATACAAATAATAACATAAATAGCGGTACGCAGACGTTTAATAATAACAACGTTAATTCTGGTACAATGACGTACAATAATAACAACGTTAATTCTGGTACAATGACGAACAATAATAATAACGTCAATACGAGCACCAGCTCAAACAATAATGTTAACACTAACAATAATATTCAAAGCGGTACGCTAACGAATGTTAATCAAAACACTAATGCAAGCACCAGTACGAACGTTAATACAAACAACAATGTGAACACTGGTGATATGACGAATCGTAATATTAATACATCCACATCATCAAATACCAATACAAACTACAATGTAAATAGCGGTACTCAGACGTTTAATAACAATAACAATAGTGTTAGTACATCTACTAATGTTAACAAAAACGAAAATACTGGTACAATGACTTACAACAATAATAATGTAAGTACATCTACAAATCAAAATAATAATGTAAGTACGTCTACAAATCAGAATAATAATGTCAATACTGGTGATATGACAAATCGTAATATTAACACATCAACAAGTACTAGCAATAATACAAACGTTAATCAAAATGCCAATATAAATCAAAACATTAATTCTGGTGATATGACAAATAGGAATATTAATGAAACTACTATTACGCAGAAAGTAATTCAACCCCCGCCGACAGCCGTTGCTCCAGCAATGATGAGTGGAGGTAACAATGATTTATGTAGTACGGGATCATCTGGTTCAGTTCAAACACAAGTATTTGGTGTTTCATCTGGCGGAACAATAAGAGATTTAAATTGTGAAAGATTAAAACTTTCTAAAACCCTTTATGATATGGGAATGAAAGTTGCTGCAGTAGCAGTCATGTGTCAGGACGATCGAGTGTTTAGAGCAATGTTAAATGCAGGCACCCCTTGTCCTATTGAAGGTAAAATTGGCGAACAAGCTAAACTTGCATGGGAAGATAATAAAGATAAAATCCCACAAACACCTAAAGAAGACAAATATGAAACTGCTAAAAACATTGGCGTTGGCTCTTTGCTCGGCATTCTTGTTCACGCCGCTTTTAAGTAAAGCGCAAACACTAGAAGCTGGACAAGTATACAGTACAGGGAATATTGTCCAGACAACTCCCCAAGGTGGACCTACGCCTTGGGTAAATGGTGTCTATCAGAACAATCTCACTTGTTGGGGATATGGCGATCCAGGTTACTGTGGACCAAATCCAATCGTTCGACCTGGTGATAGCATTAACTTTTCATATGGTATGACTAATCTTTATCAGATGCAAACAATTGCAAATGTTCTTTCAAATACAGGAACAGGACTTAGAGTAGATGGATATAATTTTGGATTTACTGCTAAGAATGGAAATGGGTGGGATGATGGTAGACTGGACTATCTTACTGCATATGTCAGTTTCTATGATCCAAAAGGTTCTACTGTATTCAATAAAAATTATGATTTGAATTCTAGATTTAACTGGACTACCTTCAATTATTCTGAAACATTCAATAGTCCTTTTGCATCTAAAGATTTGGGTAGTGTTCAATATGGTTTTGTGGGAAGAGACAATAACTTTTGGGCAGGTCCGTATGGTCCTGAAATTTACAATGTAAATTTCAGTCTGAAGTATTCTGTAGACCCATGTGCTGGTAATGTATTGAGTAGCCCAACGTGTCCTGGTTATTTTGAGGCACTTGCTAAATTGACTCCACAAACATTAACAACTACAATAGTTACAGAACCAACACTAATGGGAGTTCAAACTACGATTGATAATGTTACAATTACGACAACTGGAATTGCACCTCCTCCTGGAAGTCCTCCACCACCACAAGGTTCGCAACCTCCTCCTGGAAGTCCTCCACCACAAGGTTCGCAACCTCCTCCTCCATCAGGTCCAGCACCCCAAGTTGCATCTACACAACCAGCACCGGGTGGCCAACAAACTAAAGCCGGTGAGGTGTCAGATTCTTCAGGTGGTTCTAAATCAACAGTATCTTTATCTTCGGTTCTTAGTATGATTGGGGCAAATCAAGAAAAGACTGCGGCGTTAGAAAAGTCTGTAGTGCAGGCCGCGGATGCACAAGCATTTTCCGCAGGGGAAACTGCTAAACAACAAGCAGAAAAAATTGCAGGAGATGCACAGTCGCAAAGTGCTGCAGCTAATAGTTCTCAAGCAACAAGTGTAGTACAACCCGGATCTGCTCAATCATTCTCAAATCCAATGCAAAGTGGTGCTTTAGCATTACAAGGCAATCTACAATCTAATACTGTAGTTAATACTACCAGATTAGAGCAATCAATGGCAAGTAGTTCAGCGGGTCAACAGACTTCTAATTCTTTTGGTAACAGTCAACAAAACACACCTTCTGCTACAAAACAAGATAATGTAAATGTAGGTCAATTTAGTTTACCTACTCCTAAATATGAACCTCCTAAGGTAGAGTCTTTTTATACTCAACCTACAGTGAATTCTGTGCAATATCAACCTCCGGTTATAAGACAAGAATTAACTGTATCAATAGCATCGCCAACATTATCGTATAATTTAAACGCACCAATACGTTATACTCCGCAAATACAAATTGATATGCCCTCGAATGAAGGTATAAAATTTGGAAATAAAAGTGTAGTTGACAATGCAATAGATGCAAAACCCTTTATGCCTTCCACAAATGATAACTCTCAGCAAAATAACACTGTTGTAAGAAATGTGAACAATAATGAATTGGCGGGGAATATAACAATAGAATCAATTGCAAAACAACCTGCAAATTATTCACAATATTTCTTTATGATGCCAGATGTTGCATTTTATGCACCAAAGGAAATTTATAAAAATCAAACGGTTACAGATAATGTTAGACTATTAAGAGGATTGGGAAGCGATAGACTCCATCAAGAAATGGTTAATCGACAATACAAACTAGGAGAATGAAATGAACGGACAGCACATATATGATTTTGTGTGCGGAACCATAGTAGTTTTGGGAATAATCGCAGTGGTATGTCTTATAGTTTTACAATAAAAAAAGGAAGTAAAATGTCAGAAGAAATTAAAAACGTTAATGCTAAGATTGACGAAGCAGAAGCGGCAATGAAGAAGTATGCAAGTAAAGATACTGTTATTAGCATAGGCGGATATGAATTTACCCCAGCAAAACTTATGGTAGCTGCAACTATTGTTAGTTCTGTATTAGGTGGATTGTATGGAACATTTGAAGTATATAAAGATTACATCGGTATGAAGAAAAAGATTGCTTCATATGAGGCACCTGACTTATCGGGATTTGATAAACGATTAGCAGTTATTGAAGAAAACAGTTCCAAAACATCCGACTACACTCGCGATATTAAGACTGACTTAAAGAATGATATTCGTCGTAATGAATCAGTTACAGAACAGGTAGAGCGTAGTGTTAAACAAGCACAAAGAGAGACGGAGCAAGAAATGCGCCAGGCTCGCAAAGATATACGAGAAGATTTAGATAAAGCTAGAGGCGAAGTAAATGCTATACGTAAAGAGATGGCAGATGCTCGTAGAGAGATTAGCAGAGAAGTTGAAGTGTTGAAGAAGGAAGTTGATAATAAAATTCAAAAAGCTATTGATAATCCATTGGCGAATAAATAATGTTTGCTACTGCCCTTGCTAT